CCAACATTTTTACGCGTGCAAAACTATCGAAAGGGGGTAGGCCATGGGCCGACCACGAAAGCCGACGCAACTGAAACTGATCCAGGGGACCGCGCAACCGTGCCGGATCAACCCTGACGAGCCGAAGCCGGACATTGACATCCCCGAAATCCCTCATCACCTCTCGAAGCCGGCCCGCGATGAGTGGCGCCGGATCACGCCGATCCTGAAGAGTATGGGGCTGATCTCCCACATGGATCTGGCCGAGCTCACCATGTACTGCGGGGCCTGGGGGAACTATATCGCAGCGGAGAACGCGATGAGGCGCAACGGGGGCATGGTGGTAGACGGCAAGGTCTCTCCCTGGGTGAAGATCAGCAAGGAGAGCAAGCTGCTGGCTCACAAGTTCTTGGTGGAGTTCGGGCTTACCCCTGCGAGCCGCACCCGGGTCAGCGGTAAGAAGCAGGAACCCATGAAAAAGAAAAGGCTGGACTTCCTATGACCCACGTCGAAGCAGCAAACCAGTACATCACCGATGTGCTTAACGGAACCATCCCTGCCTGTCAATTCGTCAAACTCGCCTGCCAGCGCCAGGTGGATGACCTGAATGCGTCGAAGTTGGCGCCTTTCATTTACCGATTTGATGAGGCCGCAGCGGAGCGGGTCTGCAAATTTATCGAAGTGACTCCACATACTAAGGGGATTTGGGCTGCCAGGGGGGAGACAGTCAAACTGGGGCACTGGCAATCATTCCACCTCACAACCGCCTTCGGGTGGCTCAATAAGACCACCGGGTTCCGACGCTTCCGGTTGGTCTACATCGAGGTGCCGCGTAAGAATGGAAAGTCGGCCGAGACTTCCCCCGTGGGCTTATACCTGGCTTTCGCTGATGGTGAATTCGGAGCAGAGGTCTACAGTGGGGCGTCCACCGAAAAGCAGGCATGGGAGGTTTTTAGACCAGCCAGGCTGATCATGGAGAGGGACGTGGAGCTCCGCGAGCACCTAGGAGTGACCGTCAACGCAAAGACTCTCAATAGGGCTTCAGACATGAGCCGGTTTGAACCCATAGTTGGCAAGCCTGGCGATGGATCCAGCCCCCACGGTGCGCTTATTGACGAGTTCCACGAACACGATACTGATGCTCTCTTTAGCACCATGATCACCGGCATGGGTGCCCGCTCGCAGCCGATGGCGTGGATCATAACAACCTCAGGCGTAAATCTTGGCGGGCCCTGTTATGCCCTTCGGAATGACATCATCAAAATTCTTGAGAAGACCTACGACGCGCCCGACACCTTCGGGATCATCTACACCATCGACCCGGGAATAGACTGGACCTCGCCCGAAGCCCTGCAGATGGCAAACCCGAACTACGGCATCTCCGTCTCCGAAGAGTTCCTTCTTGCTGAGCAACGCAAAGCGATCCAGTCGGCGCACCTCCAGAACAATTTCAAAACGAAGCACCTCAATATCTGGTGCAGTTCGTCGGCCGCCTTCTTCAACATGCAGAGCCTGGAGGCCTGCGCTGATCCTTCTCTCTCAATCGAAGACTTCCACGGCGAGCGGGCCATGGTCGCGCTGGACGTAGGTTCAAAGATCGATATGGCTGGTCTGGTGGCACTCTTCCGGAAAGATATTGACGGTAAAACTCACTATTACGCTTTCGCAAAGCCGTACATCCCCGAAGAAACAGCCTGGGATCCGAAGAATAAGCAGTATCAATCCTGGGCGAATGCCGGTCTCCTGACAGTGACGAGCGGTAACATGATCGACTACGAGCAGATCGAAGTGGATAATTTGGAGTGGGCGGGGAAGTTTGAGATAGTGGAGGAGGCGTTTGACCCTTGGAATGCCGCCCAATTTGCCCTCAGGATGGCGAACGAGGGCTTGACAATGGTAGAGGTGCCTCAGAATGTGCGCAGCCATTCAGCGCCAATGAAGGAGCTTGCGGCCCTTATCGGTGCCGGTCGCTTCCACTATGACGGGAATCCGGTCTTAAAGTGGATGTTTTCGAACGTGGTTGCGAAGGTCGACGCCAACGACAATGTGTTTCCGAGGAAGGAGCGGAATGAATCGAAAATTGACCTAGTTGTTGGAATAATTATGGCACTAGGAAGATGGATAGTGCAAGAGGACGATGTGTGTGAAACTAGGATAAGATTTTTATGACAGTCATTGTGGTTGCTTTGAGACAAAACAGATAGTATAGTAGCGGCATGAAAACAAAAAAATGCACGCTATGCCAATTAGAAATGCCAGCCACTGCAGAATTTTTCTATAGAAAGCCTGGGACTGAAGATAAACTTTTGAGCAGATGTATCAAGTGCATCTGTGCGGGCATGAAGGCCATATATTTAACAGACAGGGATTCACTGTTGGCAAAGAATCTTGCTTATAGAAATGCTAACCGTGAAAATTACAACGCCGCCGCAGCAGCGAGAAGAAAGGCGAATCCAGAGCGCACGAAGCAAATAGCCAAAAGAAGCCATGATAAGAACAAAGAAAGAAGAAATGCAGATTCCCGTGACCAGTGGGTCAGAAACAAGGATAAATACAAGGCCAGCGCGTTAGTACGAATTGCAGAAATGAGGGAGGTTTATAACGCAACTCGTCGTAAAAAGGATAGGGCAAACCCGGATACAAACATAAAACAAAAGGCTTATCGCCTTGCCAATATCGAAAAACATAAGGCCAATGCGAGAGCAAGATGGGCTAAGGCAACGCCTCAGGTGAGATTGAGGACGGGGATAGGCGCAGCAATAGCCCATTCCTTGAAAGGTAGAACTAAGGGCGGCAACGGCTGGCAGACTATCTTGGGCTACACTATTCACGACCTCGTGAAACATCTTGAATCCAAATTCCAAGAAGGGATGTCGTGGGAAAATTACGGGCTGTTTGGTTGGCACGTTGACCACGTTAAGCCTGTATCTATGCACTCCTATGAAGAGGTGACGGATCAAGAATTTTTAGACTGCTGGGCCATTACGAACCTTCAGCCACTATGGGCGGCAGAAAATATGGCAAAGGGTAATAGGTGGATCGGATGAGAATCGAAAGCGTCAAGTGGGACAAAGACTTTGAAGGCGTGGGTATTTTGGCATCAACCGCCGAATACACCTTTATCGACCGCGAGGATTGGGAACATCAAGGCGAAGAATCCGCAGAGACCGTCTTTCTTTGCCAGGCTTGCGGATGGGAAGGCGATGAGCTTTATATGACGAATGATTGCTGGTCGGTTTGCCCTGAATGCGCATCAGGTTTTCAGATCAAGCGGCGTTTCTAGCCCCCCACAACTAGCGCTACGAGGGCTGAGTGGGTGGACCAAGGATGACGTCACCGAAACCCGCATCCGCTTCCTATAAGAAAACATTTGACATCCACGCAAATCAAGCGTAGTTGAGTAGCCTACTGAGTAACGAGTGAGTATCATTTGTGCTCACTGGACCACCGCGAGGTAGGCCCGTTGAAAAAGCTCCTTTCTTCCTTCGATCTGCAAGACCTCCAGCTCGTATCCGGCATTGCCATGCTCGGGTACGGGCTCTTTCTCGTTTATCCCCCTGCTGCTTTTATTGTTGTTGGTTCGCTGCTGCTATCGCCCTTCCTGCTCTCAGCGTGGAGGGCTAAATAATGGGCGTCCTCACCCGCTTATTCCAGCCGCAAGCGTCCCTTTCCTCTGACGATATCCGCAAGGCGCTGTCCGATGGTGGCTATGGAGGTTACGGCGGGACTTCCGGCAGTGGGGTTACGGTTTCTCCACAGACGGCCATGTGCGTCTCAGCATTCTTCGCCTGCGTGCTGGTCATCTCCCAGACAGTCGGGAAGTTGCCGCTGGATCTTTACCGAAGGGTCGGCCGCAGCGGCAAACCTGGCGGCAAGGAACTCGCCACAGATCACCCGCTTTATTCTCTCGTTGGCGCAAGGCCCAACAAGTTCAATAACTCCCAATCTTTCCGAGAAATGCTGACGGCGCACACCTGCCTGCGTGGTAACGCTTTCGCCTTCAAGAACAAGGTCGGCGGCGGGCGGCTCTACGAATTGCTGCCGCTGGAGTCGAACGCAGTCGGCATCAACCGCGACCCGCGCACATGGGAAATCACCTACACGGTGAGCCAGAAGGACGGCATCAACGGCATCTACGGGCCGGATCAGATATTTCACCTGATGGACATGACGCTGAACGGATACCAGGGACTCACCCGTATATCCTACGCCCGCGAGACGGTCGGGCTGACTGCGGCGGCTGAAATGTTTGGCGCGAAGTCCTTCAAGAACGGTGCGAAGCCTTCAGGCGTCTATTCTTCATCCAAAACGCTGAAAGATGGAGCGTTTGAGCGGCTGAAAAAGGAGCTAAACGAGGGCTTTTCCGGGGAAAATGCCAATAACGCCATGATCGTGGAGAACGGCGACACATGGACACCCTCGCAGATGTCTAACGACGATCTGCAATATATGGCCTTGAGACAGTTCCAGATTCCTGAAATCGCCCGCTTTTTCAACATGCCGCTGCATAAAATTCAGGACATGAGCGCCAGCACGAACAATAACATCGAGCAGATGGCGCTGGAGTTCTACACAGACTGCATGATGCCATGGCTGGTCAGGTGGGAGTCGGCGCTTAATACCCAACTGCTGAGCGCTCAGGAGCAGAAAGAGTATTTTTTCAAGTTCGACGTTGACGAAATACTTCGCGCTGACATGAAGAGCCGCTTTGAAGCCTACGCTTCCGGTATTTCATCCGAGATCCTGAACCCGAACGAGTGCAGGGAGTGGGAAGACCTCAACCCTTACGAGGGTGGAGAGGTTTATCTGAACAGGAACACGAAGCCCGCGCCAGTTGCCGGGCAAGGAGGCAAAAATGGCGCGGAGTAAAAGCTGGTTCAACTTCGATTGCAAGGCTCCCGACAATCCGACCATCTACATTTACGGGACCATCGGGGCTTACGACATCGGCGCCAAGGATTTCGTCAAGGAACTGAACGGGATCAAGGCCAAAGAGGCCACTTTGCGGATGCACTCCCCCGGCGGCAACGTTTTTGAGGGCATGACCATCTTCAATGCCATCGAAGAACACCCGGCCACCATCAAAGGGCAGGTTGACGGCATGTGTGGCTCCATCTGCTCCGTTATCTCCATGGCATGTAGCAATCTGACAATGGCCAAGGGCTCCATGATGATGATCCACAACGCATCCGGCGTCTCCATGGGCAACTCCAAGGAAATGAGAAAGACTGCCGACGTCCTCGACCAGATCGACGTGATCCAGGCAAAGGCATACCAGGCCAAAACCGGCATGTCGCTGAGGGATCTCAAGGAATTGATGGACAAAGAGACCTACATGAACGCCGACAAAGCCAAATCCCTCGGCTTTTGCGATGCAGTAGGCAACCAGAATGCCATCAAAGCAGAGGTTGACTTCTCCTGCCTCGGCAGCGTTCCCGATGAAATCAAGGCGCTTTTCAGCGAAAAGCAGGTTGAACCCGCCACCGAGCGCGAATTAGAGCAAATCCTGCGGGATGCAGGCGTATCAAATAGCAGAGCCAAGGCGGCTGTTGCCGCGATCAAGGGCGATCATCGGGACGATGAAACCTTGGAAGGCGAGAAGTTGAAAGCGTACATGCAAACCGAGCTGCTTAAATCCATTCTTTCCCGATAAAAGGAGATCCACCATGTTTGAAGAACTGAAAGCGCTTTTTGAGCAGTTCAAGAAAGCCAACGACGAAGAGCTTGCGCAGATAAAAGCCAAGGGCCACGCCGACCCGCTGCTGACCGCCCAGGTTAACGCGATGAGCACCGCAATGGCTGAGATGGAAGCCAAAATTCAGGCCCGCGTCGACGAGATTGAAGCCAAGGCCAACCGCCCCGGCGCAGGGCTGTCGGCAGAGGACAAGGCAAAAGCCGAGTACCGCAGCGCCTTCAACGCCTTCGCCCGTACCGGCGACCGCATGGCCGACAACTTCCGCGCCGCGCTCTCTGTCGGCTCCGATCCGGACGGCGGATACTCGGTCCCCATCGAGGTTGACACCAACATCCTCCAGTTGGAGCGCAACGCCGTCACCATGCGCCGGCTGGCCAATGTTGTCACTCTCGGCACCCCGAATTACACCAAGCTCGTCAATAAGGGCGGCGCTTCCTCGGGATGGGTGGGCGAAACCGACTCAAGGCCGGAAACCACCGGCCCGCAACTCGCTGCGCTCACTCCTTTCTGGGGCGAAATCTATGCGAACCTGGGTACCTCGCAGCAGATGCTCGACGACAGCGTTTTGAACGTTGAATCGTGGCTTACCGAAGCGGGGGTCGTGGAGTTCTCGGAGCAGGAAAATGCCGTATTCGTCGACGGCAACGGCATACTGAAACCGAAAGGGTTTCTGGCCTACACCGCCGTCTTGACCGCCGACGCAACCCGCGCCTTCGGCCAACTCCAGTACATCAAAACCACGGAAGCCGCCGCCTTCAAAGCGTCCTCGGCCACCTTCAACCCGACCGACAACCTCATCGACATGCAGACCGCACTCAAGCCCGGATTCGCCGGTCCTGCGACCTGGCTGATGAATTCCGGCACCCTCGGCACCATTCGCAAGTTTAAGGACGCAGTGAACGGGATTTACATCTACCAGCCCTCCATGGTCCTCGGTACCCCGGCAACCATCTTGGGCAAGCCGGTGGAGATCGACGAGAATATGCCCGCCATCGGTGCCAATGCCTTCCCCGTCGCATACGGGGATTTCAAACGCGGGTATACCATCTGCGACCGCATCGGCACCCGCGTACTCCGAGACCCCTACACCAGTAAGCCGAACGTCATGTTTTACATGACCAAGCGAATTGGCGGGATGTTGACCGACTCAAACGCCATCAAGCTCCTTAAAATGGAAGCCTAAACCACCAACCACGGAGGGCTCCGGCCCTCCTTTTAGGAGACAAATATGCTTCTCGACAACGTGAAAATTGATCAAATCCTCGGCTACTACGCCGCAGGGGTCACCAAGAGGGTGTCCGACATCCTCGACATGTCCGGCTATGACGGCGTCCTCTTCGTCGCCAGCCTCGGCACCACCATCGAAAACGGCACCGTCGACGTGTTCGTGGAGCAGGACGTGGCTAATGCTACCACCAATATGGCCCGCCTCGCCACGACCACCGTTCACACCGTCACCGCCGCAAACGCTGCCCTGGGCAAGTCGGCCATCGTGGTCGACGTGTACAAGCCCCGCGAGCGTTACCTCCAATGCAACATCACCCCGGCTGTTTCGAACGCCGTCATTCTCGGCATCGTGGCGATCCGCTACAAGGGCCACCTGGCGCCGGAAGTCAACGCCTCGCTGGTCAAGGCCACCAAGTTGATCTCCCCGGCTGAAGCATAAACCAACAGGGGATGCTCCGGCATCCCCTTAACTTTGAGGCCCGAAATGAAAAAACTTTTGCTGATAATCTTGCTGATTTGCTGCGCGGCTTCGGCGTTTGCGGCAAAAGCCAATCTCCCTGTTGACGGCCTCGGCATCCGAATTAACGACTTCGCCCCCTCGGGCAGGAAGTCCGCGGAACTCACGGTCAGCTCCGTCACCGTCGACGCGACCGACGATCTGCGCTACAGCATCTACAGCCCGACCGCCTGCGCGTTCCGGCTAATGAGCACTGCGACCGTGGCCGGTATTAAGCACACGCTGCCGGCCAACGCGATCACGTCCCGCGCAGTCAACCCGGCGACCCCATTTCTCAACTTCAGCGGCTGCGCTTCCGGCGAACTACAGGTGCAATAATGGCGCTCAAAATCGTCACCCCACCGCTGACCGAGCCGATCACGATCTCAGACGTCGAGGCGCAGATCCAATTCGCCCTCCCTGATGACCAGGAGACTCTCGTCGAGGGGTACATCGTGGCCGTGCGGCAGAAGGTCGAGCTCGCACTTCGCCGGGCGCTGGTGACCCAGACCCACGACCTGACGATGCACGAGTTCCCGGCGCCCCATGCGCGCAACCCGTTTGCAGCCATCGAGATCCCCCTTCCCCCGCTGCAATCGGTGACCATCACCTATCTCTCAACAGCCGGCACGATGACCGCTCTCGATGCCGCCGATTACGTTGTGGATACCGACAGTACGCCGGGGAGGGTGACGCCTGCCTATGGCAAGACATGGCCCGCAACGCTCGATTACCCGGGCGCCGTGCGGGTGCAATTCGTGGCGGGCTATGGTGGCCCATTGGCATGGGACGCGGCTCGGGTCTACCTGGTTGACGAGCGCATGCTCTACACCAACGGGACCACGTACCGCAAAACGGCCACCTCTGCCGCGGGAGTCCTGCCGACCGACGCGACGAAATGGGTGGTTGATCATCCCGGCTATGCCGTGCCGCAGTGCATCCGCAATTGGATGCTGCTGAACACGGCGAACCTGTACGAGAACAGGGAAACCATTATCATCGGGTCCATCAATTCCGAACTCGACACGCTTGCCGACTCGCTGCTCGATCCGGAGAGATGGGAGGTAAGGGTTTGAGCGTTCAAGGAGTTTTATGTTTCATGGGGTTCCATCGCTGGTCCCATCGTTCGATCCATCAAGAATGGTTCTTTGGCGATGACGGATATGCCATTGCAGCGGTCCTGGACAGATGTGGGTGTGGGAAAACTCGGATTGCACCTGGCGGAGAGTCCAGGCTTACGCGATGGGTAGTGCTGGAACAATACGGCGGGCGGAATTAATGCGCGCCGGAAAACTTCGCCACCGCATCAAACTTCAGACCAAATCCGCCGGCACTGCGGACGGCTACGGCGGACAGGCCGACGTTTGGGCGGACACCTACACCAATATTGCCGCATCCGTGGATCCTCTTTCCGGCCGCGAGCTGCTGGCGGCGCAGGCGGTCCAGAACGAAAGCCGGTTCAAAATCACCACGCGGTTCATCGCCGGGTTCAACCCGATAACGGCACCCGCCATGCGGATCGTCTTCGGAACCAGAGTCTTCAACATCGTCGACGCGACGAACATCGAAGAGCGTAGCCGTCAAATCGAATTCATTTGCTCGGAAGGGCTCGCACAGGGGTAAGCGATGGCAGTTGAAGGAGACATTCATACGATCCTTGCCGCGCTTGTTTCCAACCGGTGCTATGCGCTGGTTGCTCCAGAATCGGCGGCGCGCCCGTACATCGTTTTCCAGGTCATAAGCAACCCGACGCTGAACGATCTGGATGGTGACGTGGGGATCAGTAACCGCCGCTTCCAGGTCGACGTGTGGGCCGACACCTACGGCGCAGCCAAGGCCCTCGGCAAAACCGCCGCAACCTCATTGACCGCCGCCGGACACTTGAAGCTGGGGGATAACCCCGACCAGCGCGACGCGGAAACGAAAACTTTTTGTGCCAGCTCGGATTATAGCGTTTGGGGGGAGTCGTGACAGAGCGCAAACAGCGGATGCTGACGGATGCCGACGTGGAGGCAATAGCCGACGCGCTGAAGACCCATTCGGCCTGCAACATGGGCCTGACGCCGGCAGAAGTCACCACGCTCAAGCGGTTCCTTGGCGCTTTTAACAAGGCGGCGGGGATCGTCGGGACGCTGGTGTTGACGGCCATCGTTGCCGGAATGATCGCCATGTTCACTAAAGGATTTTGGACCACACTGATTACCGGCGCCAAGGCTGCAAAATAACTTCTCAAGGAGACATCACAATGAAACGATTTACCGCTTTCCTCAGCTTCATCCTCCGCGCGCCGCTCATGCTCATGTTGTCGGTCGGCGCAGGCGCGCAGCTCGCCAAAAACACCAAGCATTACATCGCCACCGGCACCGGTGCTGCTATCACCGTCACCGCTATCAGCAAGGCGTTTCGCGCCGAGGTGACCGGGACACATGCACTTGCCAAGGGCGACCGGGTGACGTTTGCATCAGTTGCCGGAATGACCGAGATGAACGGGCTGACCGGCACCGTCATGGCCGTGACCGGCACCACGGCTTTCGTGGTTGATATCGATTCCCGCGCCTTCACCACCTACACCTCAGCCGGGACCGCGACGCCGGTCACATGGACCCAGATCAAGGGTATCAAAGGTGTCAACCCTTCCGGCGCATCCATCGCCACAAACGACATTTCCGACCTCGAAAGCGACAGCGCGGAATTCAATTTTGGCCTGCCCGATGCGGGCACCTGGACCGAGGATATCCACATCCTAGAATCCGACCCCGGCCAGATCGCCGCGCTCGCATCCTATGATGCCGGGTTGGTCAAGGACCACAAGATCGTCACCACCACAAAAACCCGCACGTTTAGCGCTGGCGTCACCAAGTGGCCGAACATCCCGACCGCGACAGTTGGCGGCGTTCAGACCGGCAGCGCAGAATACAAGATCTCTGGCGTGGTTGTTGTCTCTTAACCTCTCCCGCCTTCGGGCGGGGACTTCCTCTTAAAGGATCGAAAATGGCACATCTTGACAAGGCATCAATATTGGCGGCACCGGACCTCAAGCGCGAGATCGTCCCGGTTCCCGAGTGGGGCGAGGATGCAACCGTCATCATCGGCGAGCTTTCCGCAACCGACCGCGTGGCGTTTTCCGAGTGTGTCGGTGCGAAGGAAAACGAGCATCGGCATTACACCGCGCTTGGCTTGACCTATTTCATTATCAACGAGGACGGTACGAGGACTTTTGAAGATTCCGAAGCTGAGCTTCTAGCTGGGAAAAATGTCAACGTGCTGCTCCGGCTTTTCGAAGTGGCAAAAAAGCTCAACGGGCTCCACGCGGCCGTCGAGGATGTTGAAAAAAACTAAGGGGCCAGCCTGAGCGATTGTTTGCTTTTCGGCTGGCCAGGCAGTGCGGCTACCCTCACCCGCGCATGATGCTGGCGCAGATGACCAGTTCTGAGTTTGGCGAGGCGTTGGCTTACGACAGGATCGACCCTTGCGGCGAGTACCGCAACGAGAGAAGGCACGGACAGCACATGGCCATGCTCGCCAATTTCAACCTCAACCTTGACGAGCCTGCCAAGCCGGTTGAGTTTATGAATTTCATGAACCAGCCGGAAGAACCAGATCTGACTCCGGAGCAAATCGAGGCGCGGTTAGACAGGATTTTCGGGGGCTGACGTGGGCGACATCAAGACGGGGAACATCCAAATCACCGGCCTCGCCGATCTCGAAAAGAGGTTGCTGGCGTTCAGCGACAAGCTGGCGCGGAATGTGATGGGCGGGGCGATCCGCGCCGGTGCCGTGGTCATCCAGAAGGAAGCTCGGGCGAAGTGCCCGGTAGGCGCTGACGCTCACTGGCTGGGGAAAAAGGGGCAGAAGGGCCGCGTGCTGATCCAGCCGGGCGAGCTTAAAAGGAAAGGTATCCGTGTACGATCGGCGCCCCGGAAGAAAAGGTCAGTGCCGATTGAATACTGGGTCTACGTTTCAAAGCGGTATTGGTACTGGAAGTTTCAGGAATTCGGGACTGCGAAGATGGCAGCTCAACCGTTCCTGAGGCCGGCATTTGACGAGACGAAAGAGAAAGCGACCGAGGCAGTGCGCGATTACCTGGCGAAACGGATAGAGAAAGAGGCGGCTAAATTATGAGCGGACAGTTGGGCGAACTCGTCATATCTCTAAAAGCCGACATGGCGCGATTTCAAAACGACATGGGCAAGGCGAACAGGACCGCCCAGGACAACGCCAAGGCGATCTCCGGCCACTTCGACGCCATGGGCAACACCATCAAATCCGTCACTGAGCTACTCGTTGGCTTCGCGGGCGCGGCGTCCTTCGGCGCCCTCATAAAATCATCCATCGACGCAGCCGACAGCATGAGCAAGATGAGTCAGAAAGTCGGCGTCAACATTCAAGAGCTTTCCGGTATGGCCTACGCCGGAAGTCTTGCGGACGTTTCTGTCGAGCAGCTCGCCAAGGGCATGGGCAAGCTGAACAAAGCGATGTACGACGCGCAGCAGGGCGGCAAGGCTTCTGTTGACACCTTCAAGGCGCTCGGTGTCTCCGTTGTCGATGCGTCCGGCAAGCTCCGCAAGTCCGATGAAGTCATGTTTGATGTCGCGGATCGGTTCGCCGGGATGGAGGACGGCGCGGCAAAGACGGCGCTTGCGATGGAGGTATTCGGCAAGGCTGGCGCTGACATGATCCCCCTCCTTAATGGCGGGTCCAGAGGGTTGAGAGATGCGACCGACGAGGCGCGGCGGTTCGGGCTGGTGCTGGATGCCGAAGCCGGGAAGCAGGCCGAAGCGTTCAACGACAATCTCACCCGGCTAAAGTCGCAGGCGCAGGGCGCAGCGCTGGCGTTTTCCAACGAGATGTTGCCGTCGCTGATATCCGTGAGCGATGCCATGGTGAAGAACGGCGCAGGCGGGGCCGCCATATTCGGAAAGGCGATCTCTGAGACGGTGCGCTCGATCCAAGAAGCCACCGTGTACTGGTCCGTGTTCGCTGACAAGATCGGCGCATGGAATGATACCGGGGGGCTCCTTGGTCACGCCTTCAGCAGCAAGAAAGCTGCAGATTACAAAAAGCAACTTCAGGATATTGCCATAGCAGAGGCGCAGCAACTAGCCGAGATTGCGGCGGCGCACAGCAAGGCCGTTGCGCCCGTTATACCCGGCAGTGGTGGCGGTCAAGGGCCGGATATGGCGGCCGCCGCCAGGGCCGCCGCTGATGCCCGCGCAAGGGAAGAGGCTGTTAGGCAGTCGAAGGTTGCAGGGTCTCGGATCAAAGATCAGAAGGATTTAGCCGCCGCGGCAAAGCTGGCAAACGACCAGCTAAGAGAAATGTCCCGACTGCTGGAAGGAGATGCGCGGAGGGATGGCGACCTTGCCGGGTTCGGTTCCGGCTTGCTCGATAACCAGCTCATCGCGCCCGCCCCGCAGGATGCCAAGTTCAGCTTACTCGGGAAAAGCGAGACGATGGGGTACGCCGGGAATGCCACGGACCTGGGAGCGCCGCCGGTAGCCGACCCCGCAATCGCCAAAGCTCAGTACGCCGCAATCATGGCACAGGGTGACGCGCAGAAAGAACAGCTGCTCCAGCTGGAAACTTGGCGAGCTGAAGACCTGGCTATTATCGAATCTTGGGACAACAAGACCCTCGATGCAGCGGAAAGGGTCAAGAAGGCAAAGCTCAAAATCGACCGCGACTATGCCGAGGCCAAAAAGAAGATCGATTCCGCATCCACCGAGGCCTCCGCGAACTCGCTACAAAGCAGCATGGGCCAGATCGGCAACATGCTGATGCAGGGCGGCAAGCAGCAATTCAAGGCCGGGAAAGAGATCGGCAAAATGATGATCGCCATTGACACGGCCAAGGCGGCCTCTGCGGCGTTTGCAGGGGCCGCGGCGGCAGGCGGTCCTTGGGGCGTTGCGATGGGCGTTGCGGCAGGCATCGCGGCAATGGGTGTCGGCACGATGAACATGGCGCGGCTTGACTCCATCCCCTACACACCGAGTGCGGCGGGCGGCTACGACATTCCTTCTGGAGTCAACCCGCTCACCCAGCTCCATGAGGAGGAAATGGTTCTTCCGAAGGGCTACGCGAACGTCATCCGCGACATGGCGAAGAATGGCGGGGGCGGGTCACGTCAGGCCGTGGAGGTGACGCAGGTGTTCCAGATCTCCCCCGGCCTAAACGGGGCCGTTCAAGCGGAGATCCAGAGGGCCGCGCCGATGTTGATGAGGATGTCCGTCCAGGGCGTAAAGAACGCCATGCGTAGCGGTGACTTCCAGGGAGTGAATTAATGATTTTCGACTTCCCCGCAATAATCCCGAACGCCGCGACATGGGGGCTGGTCGCCAACACGACGAGCTCCCGAAGCGAGCTGAACGGCGTCGGACAGGACTTCGCGCTTCCGGGTGATTTCTGGAAAGGGACGCTCACCTTCACCAACGTCAAGCCGCCACGGTCAAATGTGCTGTGCGCGTTCATAGCAAGCCTTCGCGGCAAGTCTGGCCGGTTCACCATGACGCCCCCCGGATATCGCGGTCCCGCATCCGGCGAGCTCGGCGACATTTCCGCGTTGTGGGCATCGGGCGGATCGATCACAACTTACTCGCCTGCGGTAAAAGCGGACTCGACCATCATCACCGCCGACTCGACGTTGACGGCAGACGCTACCCGTTACTGGCTGTCTATCGGGGATTACATCGAGGTGCTGGGCGAGCTCAAGATGGTCACCGCGTCAGTGACAGACCCCGGTGCCGGGACCTGTGCAATATCCTTCGTGCCGCCGCTTCGCCAGGCCGTTCCCTCCGGAACGCCAATCATCACCGCCCAGCCAAAATGCCGGATGAAGCTGTCGGACAATAACCAGGCGCAATGGCCCGTTCAGCCGGGGAAAATCTATGCGTTTTCCATGGGCATCGAGGAGGCGATTGATTTATGAGATCGGTCGACGCAGCCATACTAGCCGCCCTCTCGGCCCCCTCAGTCCGGTGCATCTATTTCGTCCGGCTTCACTTCGATTCCGATACCGTCGCATGGCACAGCGGATTCGGGATCATCGCGCTGGACGGCTACAACTACGTTGGCACGGGCATTCTCAGCAGCGTTTCCGTTATCAACGAAGATCCCGGCGTGAGGGCGGCGTCCGTCAACGTTGGCCTCTCCGGGGTCCCCGAATCGATAGTTACTGCGATGCTCAACGAGAAGTATCTGAACCGCGCGGGCTACGTTCATTTCGTCCCGCTCGATGATGGAGACCGCCCGGTCTCGGCCAGCCCCGTCTTGCTGTTCCGGGGATCGATGGATTCGATCAGCGGCAGGATCGGTAGTGAGTCGAGCTTTGTCGTGGCGCTAAAGTCGCGGCTGGCCGATTGGGACCGGCCACGGAAAATCCTTTACACCGATTCCCAGCAGCAAAAGCTCCACCCGGGCGATAAGGGGATGGAGTTCATCCCGCAAATCTCCAAGTCGAAAATCATCTGGCCGCGCGCAGCAGCCATGCTCGACCCGAGGGATTAGGATATGGGATTCTGGAGTGACATTTACCACGGCCTAGTGGATGTCGGCAAAGACATTCACGATAAATACAGCGACCCGTTCACCTTCGACGGTGCGATGGCCATATTGACCGGCGGCGGGGCCCCGGCGATTGAGTTTTCCATCGAGGGCACCAAGGACAATTGGAGTGTTCTCAAGCACCACTTGATTCCTGACATGCGCCGGGACCGCGAGCTAATGGTGAGCTCGTCGGTAACCTCCCGCAAGCTGATCTACGGCCGGACTCGGGTAGGCGGCCAGCTTGCATATTTCGAGAGTTCCGGCGCTGACTCTACTGAGCTGCACGTCCTCATGATTTTCGCTGGCCATGCGATAGATGCCTATGAGGAAATCTGGCTGGACGACAAGCTCGCGGCGACGGTCTCCGGCGGCGTGATTACCATGCTCGCTCCGTACCAGACCAACACCGTGATTGAGCTTTTCGACGGCACGCAAACGGTGGCCTGCGCGTCGATGGTTGCGGCATCTGGCGGCATCTGGACCGCTGATCATAAATTGCTCGGCCTCGCTTACGGGTATCTCAAATTCACCTACACCGAGGGCGCATTTCCTGCCGGGATGCCAAGCGTCAAAGCGACGATCAGGGGCAAGCGGATATACGATCAGCGCACCGGCCTGACGGTGTGGAGCGACAACGCCGCGCTCTGTATCCAGGATTACATGCTGATGCCTGCGGAGCTGGGCGGCATGGGATGCGATGCCAGCGAGATATCAAGCGCAACGTTCACCGCCGGCGCGAATATCTCGGATCAGCTGGTAGCATCGGACGATGCCGGTGGCACGGAAAAACGGTACACGATAAACGGGATAATCGGGCTAGAGGGAAAGCCGTCAGGGTTCGTCGGTTCCATGCTCTCGGCCTGTTCCGGATCTGCGGTCTACTCGGGCGCGGAGTGGAGGCTGCACGTCGGCGCTCCGTCCTCGTCGGTGGCAACGATAGACGAATCCTGGCTCAACGGCGGGATGACTTTTACTGTCGGGTCGAACAAGGGCGAGCTGGTCAACACCGTTAAAGGGATTTTTACCGACCCGACAGCGTTTTGGGCCGATACGGAGTTCCCGGTGGTTTCGTCATCAGCATATGTTGCCGAGGACGAAGAAGAGTTGACCGCCGATATCTCACTCCCGTTCACTACCTCATCCGCGACAGCCCAGCGCCTGGCACGGATCGTCATGGAGAAGTCCCGGCAGGGATTCAGCATCTCCATGGGCTGCAACATGCAAGCGTTTCCGCTGGACGCCCTGGACGTCATTTCGCTCAACAACTCCCAGCTAGGGTTCGATGAGGCGCAGTTTGAAATCAGCCATTGGGATTTCGCGACGATGGGCGGTGTCAATCTGGCACTGAAAAAATATGATCCCGCTGTTTACGATTGGGCCGGGTCAGACATCGTTACTGCCGTTACAACAGAACCCCTCGTCTTGCCGGACCCGTGGACAGTCGGAGCGCCAACGGGGTTGGCAGTTGTTGATGCACCGGTCGAGTACGAGGGGTCGCTTAGCCGGTCGCAAACCACATTTTCGTGGGTCAGTCCTTCGGCGCTGGCGACCAGGTATATCGTGCAGCTTGACGGCGTCGATTACGCGCTGTCGGTCACCACGCAATATGTTTTCTCGGATCTTATCCCAGGCATGTACACGTTCGGGGTTATCGCTCTCAACGCATCCGATGTCCGGTCACCGGTAGCGACCATCGAGTACGAGGTCACCACTCCCAGCGGGACCGGGGCAATACTGCTGGCCGGTTTCGCGGGAGGACAGACGGCCTACGGAGGGACAGAGGCCGGTGAAAATTTAACGCTTGGATCAACAGCGCATGAAACCAAAGGGAAGATTCTTTTTGGTACGTCTGCTTACGATGAATCCAGTAACCAGTTAGGGCTTGGCACGGATACCCCTACAGCCGTAATCCATCTGCCCGCTGGAACGGCGGCGTCGGGAACGGCACCGGCGAAAATGACCGCGGGAACGCTCATGGACACGCCAGAAGCGGGGGCTATTGAGTGGGACGGGAACAAACTTTATGCCACGTCAGGATCGACCAGGGAAACCGTAGCCTACGACTCAGATGCGCTCGGCTACCTTCTATTGGCAGGCCGCGCAGGGGGTCAGACGGCGTATGGTGGCACAGCAGCAGGGGAAAACCTGACGCTCGGGTCTACCTCTGATGCGACAAAGGGTAAGATCCTTTTTGGCACATCCGCTTATGACGAGGTCAACCAACGGCTAGGCTTAGGGGTTGATGCGCCCACGGCAACGGTCCACCTGAAAGCGGGGGCGGCTACGGCATCCTCTGCACCGGTAAAGCTGGCAGCCGGCACGCTCATGACGACACCGGAGGCCGGGGCAATCGAGTGGGATGCCAACAGGCTGTACGTCACAGCAGGGTCGACGCGGCAAACCATCGCCTATGCCTTAGACGTGCAAAACGCAGATGCCAAGGTGACGCCTGCCGATGCTGATGTTGTGGGACTGGCTGACTCTACAGCCAGCGGATTGATCCGGAAGTTAAGCTGGGCGAATATTAAAATCACGCTGAAAAACTATTTTGACCTGCTGTATCCGCCGATCATTTCCCCTACGTTCGTCACACAAGTTATATCGCCAAAGTTTGTGACTACCAGCACAGGCGCAACCTCGTACAACCCTAACGGGTATAACGGAGCATCAGCAGGCCATCAACTGTCTGCCACTAACGGCACCGGGGCAATGGCCGTAACTCGTTACACCGCTGGCGGATCAAACGAGTGCATATTCGGGGTAGTTCAAGAAGCTGCAGGGGCGGGTGCTTTCGTTTGGCAAGGGTACTCAGGGGCCGCGTATTATGAACGTATGCGGCTATCATCTGCAGGAGTTTTGTTTCTCAATACCACAGACAACGGTTCCGGCGCGGTATTGCAAATCGGTGGAAGATTCACGGCTAGCGACAGCATTGTTGCGGGCGCTGGTTTTGGTTGTAACGGGAAAACCGCACAGGTGGCCGTGACCGCACCCGCAGACGCGACAGACTTGGCATCTGCCATCGATCTCATCAATAACATCAAAGCCACGCTGATTGCTAACGGGATATCAGCATGACCGTAAATACTCAGCAAAATAGGGGATACCATGGAAGTGATTAACACAGGCATTGCGGCAGATGACGGCAGCGGCGACCCGCTCCGTACCGCTTTCAGCAAAACCAACGCGAACTTTGCCGAGATACTCGCAGCCATCTCGGGCGGACTTGGGGCGACAGTCACGCTCAATTTTGAGGCCATGGTTGAGATTTTAGCAAACATGCCGGACGTGGCCAGCAATTATGCGTCACTTAACGCCGCCGTCGCTGCTATCGGGAGCACGCCGGCAACGCTACAGTATGGGGCTGACGTCACAGTAACCGGGGACATTGTCATCCCTGCCACGCTGGAGCTGATGCCGCTCAACGGCGCAGTGATCAATCATGGCACGTATACTATCAGTTACGCGGGCAGCACGGCGCAATGGCTACTGGCGCAGATATTCAACGGCACAGGGGCGGTTACTGGGCTTAAGATTTCCCGGCCCGCATGGTTCGGTGCAAAAGGCGACGGTACGACTGACGACACGGCAGCTATGCAGCGCGCAATGGCAGCATTGAGCGGCGGAGGCGATTACATGATCAGCCCTGCCGCATCTTACTGCAAGATAACAGCAGCGATCAGTGGATTAAGCAATGTTCGGGTCATTGGGTGCGGCACATCCGGAGAAATACGAAACGTAGACCCCTCGCCCTCTACCGACATAAACGTTTTTTCGTTTGTCGGTAAAACAAATTTCAGTATCAAGGGAGTTGCAATTAGGGGCAGCGGTAAATCCGTCGCGATGGCAGCGGACCAGGGCGCAGGGGTATATCTTTTTGGATGTTCCAACTTCGCCGTTGCTGACAACAGAATATCCTACTGCTCGAAACACTCGATCATGGGGCGTAACGTTTCTTTTGGATCTATTAGCCGCAACACGATGACCAACGTCCAGTCCGAGATCAACTCTCTCGATATAGAGCTTTATGCCAGCGACAACGAAAGCGTCACATATGTAACGGTTGACAACAACCATTGTCTGAGTAATTCCGGCCTTGGCATTGGCATTTCCATGGCGGGAACGGCTGTCACTGGTAACGCTGCAGCGTCTCACATTAAAGTGATCGATAACTATGTTTATAACAAGCTGCGGCATGGGATTTACTTTTACCAGCACGTCACACCAATTACCGATGTCATCTGTTCGGGTAATCACGTTGAAGACGTCGGCTGGATTGGTATTTACGCTGTAGGGTCTACGCGTAAAATGACGATCACAAATAACAGTCTCAAGAACTGCTGTACCAATATAGGGACTTCTCTTCCGTTTGCAGCCATAGGTCTTTCTTCCGGCTCGCCGGATACTCCGATTACGCACCCCCCCATGCAGGCTATTATCATCTCAGATAACAACATCCAGGGGACCAACGGCTGCAATGGCATAGAGTTGACGGGAGCGGCCAACTCTACAATCGCGGGCAATACCATCGTTGGAGATAATGTATTTGCGGCAGAGGGTGCTAATTCAGGCGCAATTTTGGCATATTACGTCAGCAACAGTGTCATTTCCAGCAACACCGTCAGGTATAACGGCGCTGAGGGGTACGGGATTCTTGTCTATGGCACATCGGCCACGCCTCAGAAAGAGAATGTTGTAGCCAATAATAATGTTTATGGTGCGCTCGACTTCGGCATTATTGCACAGTACCAGACCGCGACCAGCATTAACAACAATGTGGTTTCCACCACAAAGACCGGAATACATATTGCGGCTTCAACCTCTGTAGACGTGAAAAACAACCAGATTTCCAATGGGACCGCTGGATACGCTGATATTCAGACAAATGGAACATGCAGCAATATTTCCATCATCGGCAACACGCTTTCGGGGGCAAAAGCAACAGGCTATGGTGTTTTGGTTGACGGAGCGGGCCAAACCGGAACAGCCGTGGATTCCAACAATATGGCGAAGCTGACGGCATTAAGTGTGTTGGGAAAAATCACAGACAACGGAACCACAACGAGCGTGAGCCGAAACAAGATGTCAACGGCCTCAATGAGCGGGACTTTCACGGCAACCGCTGGCACCTCCTCAACGGTTATGAACGGCAATGCTACAAGTTTTTCGAAGATCGTGATTATCCCGACTAACGCGTCGGCTGGGGCTTTGATTACAAACATATCCAGCGTCAATACAGGAGTCAGCTTTACAGTAGCCACCGGGACCGCGGCTGGTACAGAAGTTTTTAGCTACATCATCTATTAACGTTTACGCCGCCCCCGGTTCGCCGGGGCTAACTCTTGAGGTGAAAGATGACCAGGGAAGAAGCCTGCAAAAAACTACACGAAGCGGCCCGCGCAGAGCTCGGCGTCCAGGAAGTAGCGGGAGACGGCGACAACCCGCGCATCATCGAGTACCACAGCTTTACCACTCTCCGCGCTCGTAAGGACTCCGTGCCGTGGTGCTCAGGATTTGCAAACTGGGTGAACAACGCGGCAGGGTTCAAGGGTACGGGCTTTGCCAATGCCCGATCCTTCCTCAACTGGGGCGTCAAGCTCGACAAGCCTATCCTCGGCTGCGTCGTAGTTTTGAAGCGCGGCAAGCCTCCTGCTGGCCATGTGACGTTCTGCGACCATGAGGACATCTCTAACGGGATAGTGAGGTGTGTCGGGGGGAACCAGGGAAACGCCATCAAGGTTTCCCGCTACCCCGTATCGGACGTCCTCGGGTACAGAGCGCCGGCATGAGGGCGCTCGTCCTCCTGGCTCTCCTCCTCCCCGGCTGCGCCACTCTCGGCCAGCGGGAGTCCAGCGTCACCCTCCCCTCGGGCGAGGTCTATATGGTCCGGTGCCAGCATGACGCAACGCTGGAGTTCAAGCAGGGAGAGACAGCGATTAAAGTGAACAACCAGGGCAAGTCCGGGCCGATAGACTCGCTGATTTCGTTGCTGACGCTCGGGATTGTGCGCTCAGCCGAAAAGTAAGGGGGCATCGTGGAAGATCATGAAAGGGTAAGGCTGCTGGAGTCGTACCAGGAGGGCACTTACTGCTCCTACGCGATGGAATACTGCGCTTGCGGTAACAACGTCCGCGAGTGTGCCAAACGTAACCCTGTCGAGTGCCGCAACTGCCGGCAGAAGAATGAAAGGGGGGGGTGAGCCGTGAGCAAACCACAACTATTCGCATCTGAAAGTTATCTATCCGCATCGCCGGAAGTTCGCGCCCAGGTGGTGAACGGATGCGGGCCGGGTGGGTGGAAGTTTGACATCATCCCCGACAAGTTGCTTGGGCTGAGCATCGCCGCGACCTGCGACATCCACGATTGGGATTATGCCGTGGGACAGACCGTAGCAGACAAGGACGCCGCCGACAGGGTATTCCTCAACAACGCCCTGCGAACCATCGAGGCGGCAAGCGGCTGGTGGAATCGGCGCTACACCGTCCGGAACGCGCGGCGATGCATGGCATGGGGCTACTACCAGGCCGTTCACTGGTTCGGCGGGCCTGCGTTCTGGCAGGGGAAGAACTCGCCGGCAAATCTAACCGTAACCGTTTAACAGTCACGCCTCGCCATTTGGCACCCCGCTGCAGGCCCCCTCCCCCTGTAGCGGGCTATTTTTATCAGTTGTCAAAGAACGCGCTCTATGTGAAGCCAGCCGTCAGAGAGGAGCGTCTCACTCTGGCATCCGGCGTTTTTGGCAGTAATCCCCTATTGCTACGCCGCAGCCCTCAACCGGTCCTCAACCCGGCGCCTCAGACCTGTCGCATCCATAGTATTCATCGCCACGGCCTTAGCGTAAAGCGTGGCCTTCCCCGCCCGATCCATCTTCCCTATTTCATCCTCTAACAGCTTATCGATACCCTCATGATGGTTACTCTCCAGCTTGAAAAACTCAGACGGCGAGCAAGCGAATATCTCGCACAGGTGGGTAATCATGGCAGACGATAACCCTCGTCGCCCGTTCTCGATTGCTGAGATGTTTTGCTTCTGCGCTCCCAGTTGCGCGGCTAGTTGCTCCTGCGTCAATCCCGACTCCTCGCGCATCCTTCGTAGGTTCCGTCCGGTGATTTTTAATAATTCCATTCGCGCCTCCAAATATGCGTTTTATAGCGATAGTGTATCCGCATGATAACGGCTGTCAAATATTTTTCGCATATGATGATAAAAAATCGTTGACAGGTAATCAGTAAAAGGTTACAAGTAGCCATCAAGCAAACGGGGAGGTGGTGGGATGAGTACCAGTGGAGACGCAAGAATCACATTCGTAATACCGATAGACCAGAAAAGGCGGTTGCAGTCTCTGGCGAAGGAAAAAGGCCTGGACCTGAGCAGTTTTATCCGGAGCAAGATGTTCGAGGCCATCGACGAAAAAGAAAAGGCAGCATAGAAGGCAGGAAGGAAAGTGTAATTCCATATCTAGGAGGTGTGCAATGACCAAGGAAAGATCGGTGCAGTTCATGTTCTGGTTCACGATTCTCTTCATCATCGGCGGGGTGGGTGCCTGCCAGCTGGCCAAGCCGCTCCACGCTTACGACGAGCGACGCCTCGCTGCCGACATGGCAGAGGCTTTGGCGCAAGAGGAGGCGGACGCGAAGCTTGCCGCTGAACTCTTTGTGGAGTGTAACGCCAGGGCGCGCAAGGCGGTGCAACAATGACCGCCAAGGAGGAATACACCGCGCTTATCCGCCGGCAGGATGAACGCCACGCCGCCGCAGTCGTGCTCAACTCGCAGCTGAAGGCGGAGGTTGAAGGGCTTACCGGCATCACCGTTCTCCAGCGCCAGACGATGGAGAGTTTCGGAGGGCGCCATGGCATGTGAGTGCGGCGGTTCTCAGTATTTCACGGTAGCCGAGCTCGACGGCAGGGAACGGGTAGTCATGAAGTGCTCCGTATGCGGGAAGCTGGCGAGAGATCCGGCGGGGTCGGACCGGTGACACCAGAATCTAAAGAGTTTACCCAGTGGCGCCGGGATATGGAGGACGCTGAGGCGTTCAAGGCGAATCCTCATCCGCTGTACCGGACGCGCTATTGGCAGACGCCGCGGATTATAGAAGCAGATCCCCGCGAGAGAGATTAGGAGAAACCATGAACCGCTTCCCCACAACCATATTCGTCAAGCAGAACACAATCAACCAGCAAATGCCGGTAATCGCCGGGGAGCTCAAGGAAGTGTATGACGAGTTCATGGAGCCGACCGTCAACTATCACAAAGTGGCTGTCGAGTTGCTGGACCTGATCCAGGCGGCTGAGACTGGGCTGGAAATACTGAGGGAGCAGGAGGGGGTGGATATCGAGAAGGCTGAGCGGCAGACCTACGAGAAGAACAGAAAGCGCGGGTATTACCAAATTTAAAGGGGGGTTCATGGCTGGTGCAGATTATTACCGATGTGACGTGTGCAACGGAAAGGCTCTTTACGATGCAGACATGTACGAACGGTGGGAAGACGTGGACGTGAAAATCATCTGCATCAAATGCAAGGCAACGCATGAAGTAATCGTGCAAGAAAAGGCAGTGAAGTAAAGGGCGCGGGAACGCCCTCAACCTTAAACACGAACGGAGGAATTATGCAGAAACAGCAAACAGTTGTCAAGGTGTGGGTGATGCTCCCCAATCCGTTGACCAAGGAGAGGCGCGATGAGTAAAGCAGTGGCCATCAGACAGACCGGAGAAATGCAACTTGCCGACTACAAGCCCAAGAGCTTGATCGACCTGGCTCAGTCTACGGCGATTATGCAGCGCCTGCTTAAGGGGATCATGAAGGTCGACGTGCACTTTGGCACGATCCCCGGGACTCCAAAGCCGACGCTTTTCAAGGCGGGCGCCGAGAAAATCCTTTCCACGTTCCTGATCAGCGCGGAACCGATTGTCGAAGACCTCTCAACTGACGACTGCAGCCGGTACCGCGTCAAGGTGATCGGTTGCACGCCTGACGGAACGATCATCGGGTATGGCATCGGCGAGTGCTCGACGGACGAGGAAAAGTACAAGTGGCGCGCCTCGGTGTGTGATCAGGAGTTCGAAGCCACAATGCAGGACCGGCGCCGGGAGAAATGGAGCAAGGGATGTCAGAACTCGCCGCCAAAGTCGGTAAAGCAGATCCGCACCAATCACGCCGACCTCAGCAACACGGCGCTGAAGATGGCAAAGAAGCGCGGGATGATCGACATGGTGCTGACGGCTACTGCAGCATCAGACCTCTTCAGCCAGGACCTTGAGGATCTGAAGGACATCATCGACATCACCGACTACCAGAAGCCGACAGGCGGGAAGCCGGAAGTCAAGACGCCGCAGTCCACTCAGGAGCAGGGCGGCGATCAGAAAGACCCTGCGGCGAAAATCTCGGCTGGCGGTGCGGTCTACCTCACCAAGCAGCTCGACACCAAGAAGATCCCGCACGCCGACTTTTGCGCCTACATGAAGGTGGCCGCTATCGGCGACATCACCAACTCGGATTTCAACGCGGCGTGCGCGGCCGTCAAGAAGTGGGAAGCACAGCCTTGACAACCCTTGATCTCACCTTCGATCCGATAGCGCACCATTACTTCCTCAACAAGGAGCGCTTGCCCTCGGTGTCGGAGATCAAGGATCCGCTTACCGATTTCAGCATGGTTGCTCCGGACGTAATGAAGAGGGCACAGGATTTCGGCACGGCCCTGCACTCCATGGTGCAATTCTGCCTGGAAGAGACATTAGACTTTGGCTCTCTCGATGACGAGCTGTTCGGATGCCTACAGGCTTTTGAACTCTGGCTATCAGAAGTCAAACCCTTCCAGTCCGGACCAGCACTGATCGACGTGAAGTCCCGCAAGTTCGACAGGGTAGCCGATCCGGTTCAGCTTGCAGCGTATCACCAGCTTTACCTGGAGAACGGGATCGAAGAGGTGGCCGTCGAGCGCCCTATGGCGAGCATCATTCACCGCTACGCCGGGACGCCTGACATCATCATACCCGCAGAGGCCGGCGGCCCGATCCTGAACCACCGGATTCTCTACCTTGGCCGGGATGGAAGATACCAGTACACCCCCTGCTATGACCGCAACGCTTGGCCGATGTTTGGCCGACTCCTGGGCGATTACTACCGCGTCCAGGAAACTCAAAAATTAATTCACTCTTGGAGGAATAGATGAACACGGAAGAAACTGAAGTACCGACCGGCGCAGCAATGGAGGTGTATCGGGAGATCCTGATGCTCACCATCACGGACCAGGATACCTGCGGCCAGATGGTCACCCATGTTAAGCAGATGAAGGATGCCGTCAAGGGTATCGAGCTTTGGTTCAAGCCGATGCTGGGCGAGGCGAAGACCGTTGTCGACGCGGCCAAGGTGGCATTCGACGGCGTGAAGGCCAAGCAGACCGAGGCGACCGCACCATTCATCGAGGCATCCACCACCGGGCAGACAGCTATCAACTCCTTCCTCACGGCTGAGCGGAACCGGGCGGCAGCGGAACAGCAGCGCCTCCAGGTCGAGGCAGCACAGAAGAAGCAGCGGGAGCAGGAAGAGCTACAGGCTTCCGCAAAGGCGCTAGATGCAGCAGGCAGCACTACGGCAGCAACGGCTCTCAGGCAGGAGGCCGAGCGCGTCATTGAGGCCCCGGTATTCGTGCCGACCGTTGACAAGACTCTTCGCGTCGACGGTGGCCGGGCGGCTGGCGGGGCTACTATGTCTCAGGTCGTGAAGGTTTCCGCTCAGGTGACCGACGTTAAAGCGTTCCTGAAATACCTCGTTGAGCAGGGCAGCGCGGCGACCTTTATCGAGTTCCCCGCCGCCAAGCTCGCCGCCTGGGTGAAAGCCAACGGGATCAAGGCCGGGGAAGTGCCAGGGCTCGCTATCGAAGAGACTGTTTCGTCGAGGATCTAAAAGCCTCACCACTATTTTAGTTTTTGGAGGAAATCCATGACCATAACATCCCAAATCATAGGCATCGCCGCCGACTTCGCCGAGATAGAAAAGCTCCGGTCGCTCGGCAGAGTGCTACACCGGCAGATTGCCGAGAATGACGAACAGCTCCAGGTTCTCAACGAGGACAAGGCGCACCTTGAGGCAGCATACGACGCGAACAATCTGCAGATCATCGCGGCGACCGAGCGCGTTCATTCCTTCCTGGCGGGGTATCGGGCCGCTCCGGTCGAGGAAAAGAAGCCCCGCGCCAAGAAGGTGACATCAGAATCGCCCCCGGCCGCTGAAAAGCACCCTTGCACCACGTGCGGCGATGTCTTTTACAGCAAGGTCGATCTCGCCAAGCATCTGCGGGCTGAGCACAAGATTTCGCTGGAAGAGGCGGTTGTACCGGTGCCGGAAGGCCAAAAAGAGGAAAACGATTTCCTTTCCCTCTGCGCCGATTGTTTGGGCGAGTGCGGCGAGTACCCGCCGACAAATACCAAGGTTGGCTGCAACAGGTACAGCAGTAAGCCCAATGCCGACCAGACCACCTGGCGCGAATCGGTCTGCCTGGAGTGGAGGGGGTGCCCCTTCACCGCCAAGTGCTTCGGCCCCTCCAACGAAGAGAACCCGACCTGCTTCAAGGAAGACGAGATCCGGAGGCGCGGGGAGGCTTCGCTTGTTGCCGACATGGCCGCTTTTCATATCGACTCGGCCAGCAACAGAAACAACGTCCCCTGCTGGAATTCCTCCTGCGCATGGGCCGACCTCGCCCAAGCCGATCACTGCGACGCCGATGAGCAATTCCGCGCTGGTCGTCCGGTTCACGAGTGCGGTTGTCTGGTTACCGGAGACGCCCCGGCCAAAGGTCAAGACGGCGCAGGCTGCATCAACTTTGAGTGCGATGATAACCGCTGCCAGCTAGGGTGCAACGCTTTAGAAGAACCCTGGACCTGTGAGAAATATCACTCAGCGGGGTGGGGTCCGACTAAAGAAGAGACGGCAGAGGTTTTCATCGGGAACGATGATGTTGCCCCAACCGACGCGGAAATTCTGAGCCAGCACGAACCGGCAGACAAGATCCTTCCTCGCGGCGAGTTCCGCACAGAGGACATTCCGAAGGGTAAGAAGAAACGGGCGGACTTGCTGGAAGCGCGCAGAAAGGATGTGGCCGATCTTGTCGCGCGGCGCATCGACTACTTCACCCGAGGGAGTGCGGTGGTATCCGCTTACGACAAGAGCATGGGCTATGATCTCCATTTCGGCCTGAAGCAAAACGCAACGCAGCTTTCCTATGCCCTGACGCAGTTCAACGGACTGAACGAATTGCTGAATCCTTCCACTCCCGGCCCCTCAAAAGAAGACGCAAAACAGGAACCTGCACAGCCAGCGGACGAATCGCCCGCGCAGGCCTCGGAAGTCGTCCGGTGCCGCAATAACAGCTGCGATTACTTCGACAGCTTCCTCCCTGACAACTGCAGCAGGCTAGCCCTGGGCGAACCGGAGCCGGTCACTGCCTGCAAGAACTATCGGGCTGAGTTCGGGCTTAAGGAGGCAGCGCCTCAGCAGCACGTTCCCGATGATTGTGACAACTGCGGTAACCGCGGCATCATCGACGGGACCGACGATTACTGCAACTGCTTTCACGGAGTCCGCGCAAGGAAAGGGGATCAGGCGGAACTGGAGCGGCGCAAACTCAGAAAGGAGGCTCTTAATGCGACAGCTACGCCGGAACCGGAGACGGAAAGCGAAGAAGCGGCTACTGAAGGCGCTGGTGATTCTGCTGATAGTGGCGATGGTCAGGTAAGCCGGACCTATGCACCGCTTGACGAGCTGCTAGGTGACTGCGAACTGTGTCACGGAAGCGGCGTGGTCGACGGCGAACTCTTCGGAGATTTCGCCCTGATCCCTTGTATCTGCGAGGCAGGGGCCAAGGTTGCCGGGGAAAAGTGGGCGCCGGTCAAAAACCTCACCCGCAAAGCCTGCTGCAACGACTGCACGATTGACGATCCGGATTGCCACAGCTGCGAACTGCTCGACCAGGCTGACCCCGCCGAACTCCCCAAATGCGCCAACGGCTCTTGCACCGCCACCGGGAAGGACGCAAAAGACGCCTGCCTGCGCGTCCAGGGCGCGTCTTGTCCAAGCTTCGTCGACGTCAAGGATTGCAAGCACCACATGCTGAAACGCTCAGACGTGAACGGTGCGACCGTCTGCGACCTCTGCGGGTTTGTGCTGAGGACTGCGGAGCGAGAGGCCGAACGTATTGCCGCACTAGAGAAGGAGGCGGCCTTGACCGCTCCGACCGCGCTGCAACTCAAATGCCCTCACCCGAAACCGTTCCGCATCCAGACCGTCGAGGGCGAGATGTGTAAGGTTTGCAAGCTGGTGTTGGGCGGGCAATCGGGGCAATCGTTATGACATACGACGAGTTCCTGCAATCTAAACTCATAACATCTGCGCCATCAGGATTCGATATCGACAGGGATACACTTCCCGCCAAGATGTACGAGTATCAGAAGGACCTCGTACAGTGGGGGTGCAAGAGGGGCAAGGCTGCGATGTTCACCATGACCGGCACCGGCAAAACGGTCATGGGTGGATCATGGGCGCATCAGGTGGCAAGCCACACCAATGGCGCAGTCTTGTGGCTGGCACCGCTGGCAGTATCGAAGCAGACCGTGAGCGAGTGTGCCAAGTTCGGCATAGTTGTCAACCCTTGTAGATCGCAGACTGATGTACGGCACGGCATCAACATTGCCAACTACCAAATGTTGCATCATTTCGACGCGGCAGCGTTCGCCGGCATCGTTCTAGATGAATCCAGCATCATCAAATCGTACTCCGGCAAAGTGCGGGCACAGATCATCGAATTTGCTCGCACCATCAGTTATCGTCTGGCGTGCACTGCAACGCCGTCACCCAACGACTACATGGAGCTTGGCAGCCATGCCGAGTTCCTGGGGGTGATGAACTACACCGAAATGCTGGCGACGTACTTTGTCCACGATGGCGGCGAAACGTCGAAGTGGAGATTGAAGGGCCATGCGGCGGATAGGTTCTGGGAGTGGCTGGCGTCATGGGGGGTCTTCCTTGTGAAGCCCTCAGATCTCGGGTATTCGGACGAAGGGTTTGATCTGCCGCCACTACTCACCCATCAGCACGTCGTGGAGTCGGCACCGACCGAAGGCAGTCTGTTCGTGGTCGAAGCGTCAAGCCTCACGGAAAGGCGTGCGGCCCGGAAGGAATCACTCGAAAGACGCGTAGATAGGTGCGCAGAGATTGTCGCGCAGAGTCGGAAGCCGTTTCTCGTATGGTGCGACCTCAACGCAGAGTCGGAAATGCTTACAAAGGCCATACTCGGTGCCGTCGAAGTGACTGGCAGTGACAGCGATGAGCATAAAGAGAAATGCATGATGGATTTTGCGGCGGGGCTAATCCCAGTAATGGTTACCAAGCCGTCGATATGCGGGTTTGGTATGAACTGGCAAGCTTGCGCGGACACTGCCTTTGTCGGCATGTCCGATTCATTTGAGGCTCTTTTCCAGTCGACAAAGCGTTTCCATCGTCATGGGCAGACCCGCGAAGTCAACCGCCACCTGATAATTTCCGAGGCGGAGGGGGCGGTACTTGCCAACGTCCGTCGCAAGGAAAAAGAGTTCGAATCTATGATCATGGGCATGGTGGAACATACCAAAAAAATGAGCATCAACAACGTCCACATGCTCGCCAACCAGAAGGACAACTACAACGCAGATAAGCCTATCTCAATTCCTGAATGGCTGGTGGCGGGAGGTTTTTAACGTGGTCAAAGATCAAGAAATAAATGAGCGGTTCGCCGTCTACTGCGGGGACTGTGTTGAAGTGGCTCGGCAGTTCCCTGCCGACAGCGTTCACTATTCCATCAGCAGTATCCCCTTCGCCAGTCTCTACACATAATCGAACAGCGAGCGGGATCTTGGCAACTGCCGCACCTATCAGGAATTCCAGTCACACTTTGACTTCATGATCTACGAATGGCACCGCGTCATGATGCCGGGGCGTCTCGTGTCCATTCACTGCATGAACCTGCCGACCAGCAAACAGCACCACGGCTATATCGGGCTGCAAGATTTCCGTGGCGATATCATCCGCATGATGCAGAGTGCCGGGTTCATTTACCACTCGGAAGTCTGCATTTGGAAAGATCCCGTTATCGCCATGCAGCGCACCAAGGCACTCGGGCTGCTCCACAAGCAGATCAAGAAAAACAGTGCCATGAGTCGCCAGGGGATTCCAGATTACCTTGTCACGTTTAGAAAACCGGGGGAAAACCCCGAGCCGATCACTCATACAAACGAGTCATTCCCCATTCCAACGTGGCAGCGGTACGCCGATCCTATTTGGGTGACTTGCAACAATGCCGAGGACGACGGGTTCTACAAGCTCACACAAGACATCAACCCAAGTGACACGTTGCAAAAGAAAAGCGCCCGCGAAGAGAAGGACGAGCGCCACATATGCCCGCTACAACTCCAGGTGATTGAGCGCGGCATTGAGCTTTGGAGTAACCCCGGCGATGTGGTCTATGACCCGTTCGGGGGGATTGGCAGCACCGGATGCGTGGCTATCAAAAAGGGCCGGTACGCGCTCATGTCGGAACTGAAAGAGAGCTATTACAATCAGCTCTCACTCAACTGTCATAACGCCGTTGATCACCGTGACTCGGGGCAATTGTTCCAGTGACCGCCCTAGAAACCCAACTCACCGCCGCCCTCCACCTCATCGGCAACCTACCCCTTGAGTTCAACGGCCGAGCGCGCGCAATCGCACAGAATAGCGTCACGCCTCCGAAAGGGGGCTGGCGCGACCCCTTCACCCCGGATCAGGTCGGCAAGATGCTGAAATGGACACCGGCACAAATTAATCGATCGAAGGAGGATGCAATGGCATTTCACGAATCAGCAAAAACTAAGGCGATCGCCGCCGAGACTGTCACCAGTAGCGGCCCGGCAACGGTCACCGAAGAACCGCTTTTCCCGGTCAATCCGGCCACCTACCTTCCCCCAGCCATCGAGATGATCCCGGTGGAGAGCTCCAACCTCCTCGGCTTCGGTCACGACAGCGTCAAGACCTTGCGCGTCTGGTTCAAGAACGGGACCCGCTACGATTACATTGGCCTGCCGGAGAGCGATTTCTTCGACCTGGTCAACGCGGAGTCGGCAGGTAAGGCCTATAACGCACTGATGAAGGAGCGGGGCATCAAGGGGGTCAAGCTGTGAAAAGCCAAGCCAAACTCCCGCGCTTCATCGCTGGCAACTGTGCAAGCTGCGCGCTCTTTAAGGCGAGAATGCACCCTGACTGCAAGGAATGCCTGCGCCTCACTTGCTCTTTTAACCCTAAACCGATGTGGCGAGAGGCCACTGAAGGAGAATGAGATGGCCGGAACAGTTGAAGCAGCAACCTTCTACGATGAAATGATAGCCTATGAAGACACTATCAAGGCCATCAAAGAGGAGGTCAAAGACGCAATCGCCGCTTTCGCCTCTTCCAACGGCGTCACCGTCAAGGGCGTGGTCCGCGCCATAAAGGACCGGAAAGAGTTTCTGAAGGACAAGGCCGAGTTCCTGCTGACCAGCTCCGACAGCGACAAGGTTTTTGACCTGTTCGATTACGATCCTAACTTCAACCTTTTTGAAGAAAGCTGATGCGTTGGACCGAGGACCGGCTAGAGGAATATCGGCGCAAACACTGTATTTCTAACCCTCTCCCCCAAGGGGAGGGTGCAGCACCGAAGCCCGGTAAATTCGGCAACCACAAGGTGAAGACCGACGAAGGAACCTTTGACAGCAAATGGGAGTTCGATTGCTGGTGCAAGCTCAAAATGGAATTACGCGCAGGGCTCATATCGGGCCTACGGAGGCAAGTTCCATTTGAACTCATACCGGCTGCCACGTTGGACACCCGGAAGCTTCCCCCGGTGCGGTACGTTGCCGATTTTGTCTATGTCCGAGACGGCAAACAGGTCGTTGAGGATGCAAAAGGGATGGAGTCGCTGCCGGATTACAAAATCAAGCGGCGGCTGATGTGGTGGATACATCAAATCCGAGTTGTTGAGGTGAGGAAATGAACTGCAACATTTGCAATCGCCCCAGAGTCAGCATGAGGGTGACACACAGGCGGGGCCAGTGGGCGGCAGTTGAGGTTGTCTGCCGAAAGTGCCAGCGGTGGGCGAGGAGGCTGGTGAAATGAGCCACCTCAACCAAGCCCTTTTCAACCAACGAATGATGCGCGGGGCCTTAACCGGCCCTGATGCTGAGGAGAAGATAGCGATGAGACGATGCAATGGAGTTATGGAAAATGGCAGGAGGTGTAGCGTCGTGCCGCTGACTGAACACGAATACTGCAAAGCCTGCAAGGTCAAGGAGGCACGAGGGGAGATGCCTGAGTTAAAACCTACAGTGATGCCGGTGGAGCCTGTTAAGCGCGGGAGGCCGAAAGGTGTTGTGAAGGGTAGCTTGTCTGCTGTGCCGAAAAACCTTTGCGACAACTGCGCGGGGTTTGGCGCCTGCGGAGACCGCGATGATAGCCAGGGATGCGTTGCTTATTCGCCTGCCGAAACTGTCACATCTGAAGCCGGTCATGATGGGTCACCGGTTGAGCTGGACACCTCCACTGCCATGGGTATGGGTGATGATACGGAGAACCTGCTACACGCACCGGCAACCGTCAAGGAATCTTTGACAGTTGAGCTTTTCGCTGAAACCGAAAACGTCCAAATTCCCCACGTAGCGCCCGACCCCCCCCAAGAGCAAGCAGAGGCCTTAGTCAAACTCAGTTCGCCCCTTGCCGCCCTAGTGGCCACACCAGAACCGCCATTGCCGGACACGGCCATAGTGCTCGACCTCGGATCGATGCACGAAACGCTGGTCGATCAGGGTGTGGGGACTGTGACGATCCTGGAGCTGCTTGACGCGCTGTTCGTCATCAAAACGTACAGGCTGGTGCGGCATGCTGCTGGTTAAGCCGGAGATCTACAAACAAGATCCCGGCCGCTCCCTCCCTCCTGACGAGTTCATCCAGGCTGCGAGGGAGGTGACGCCGATCCTGGAGATCAAGCGGAAATATTGCGCGGCGAACTGCGATAATGCGAAGTATCGACCTGGTAGGCGAGGGCGGTAAATGCTGAGTAACTTTTATACTCAACATCGGACAATATACTGAATTATTTATTGACAGGGCCACTCATGAGAGTAATATGCGCTACACATATTGAGAAGTTGACTGAGATGCGGGTCTCGGGTAACATAGTCTCCGGTTTGGCTCACCCCTGTGGTGAGAAAACCCCTAGATCCTCATCGAGTGCGCCCGCACGCCTCGGTGGGGATTTTTGTTTTTCCGAGGTGCGCTATGGAGTGTTGTGAAATACGCCTGTTTGCCCAGCTACATGATGATGAAACTGACGCTGATTATTTGGCGCCAATTGAGCCGGTGGCCTGCCCTTTTTGCGGGAAGAATTTACATGCGGTGAACGCGGATTTCATCGGCCACCCGTCACAAGATTTATGGCAAGGGGGCTGCGAGTAATGGCGACCCCCTGGTGCAGATTATGGGCAGATCTACCTAATGACCCGAAGTGGAGAACAATCTCCAAGGTATCGTCACAGCCAATCTCCGCAGTGGTTGCAGTCTACGTCCACCTTCTTATTTGTGCATCGAACGCAAACGAACGCGGGCGAACGCAAGGATGGAGCGATGAGGACGTTGCGAGCGCACTCGACCTTGACACGGACCAAGTTAAGGCAATTTGCGACGCAATGCAGGGCCGCGTGCTTGAAGGTGATCAGCTTTCAGGATGGAATAAGCGCCAACCCGCGAGGGAAGATGGGGCGGCAGAACGTTCCAAGTCGTGGAGAAATAACAAGAAGCAAAAAGAGACAGAAGGTAGCGAACGCAACCGAACGCAACCGAACGCAGATAAACGCCCAGAAGTAGAAGTAGAAGTAGAAGTAGATAAGAATAAAGATAAGAAAAAGGTCGATAAAATTCCTTTTGCCCAAAACGTCCTCCTTAAGCAAGCCGAGTACGAAACGTTGGTGGATAAACACGGTGAGCAGTTCGTTGATGCCTGCATTGAAAAGCTGGATAGCTACAAAGAAGCTAAGGGTAAAAAATACGCCAGCGATTACGGAGCCATCAGGTCATGGGTAATAGACGAGGTGGCAAAGAACGCGCCGCCGCAGAAAGCCACAAGCTACGGTCAGACAGATGAAGAATTAAGGGAAAAGGGATTAATCGAATGAGCCAGTTTACCGACCATCACACTGAAAAGGAAATCATCGGCAACATCCTGAACGACCATTCGGCCTACATGGACGTGTTTGACATCCTCAGGCCCGATCATTTCAGCAGTGACCTGGGCAGTGTCTACCGTGCCTATGGTGAGCAGATCCACAAGAAAGAAGCAACCGACATTGCGACCCTTGCTAAACTATCGAAGGTGAGCGGGGCAGCACTGGCCGAGTGCATGGATCAAGGGTGGATGTCGGCAAACGTCAAGATGAAGGCGCGGAAGATCATTTCCTTCTCTCACAAGCGTGAAACTTACAGCCAGTGCCGCAAACTGGTTGCTGAGATGGAGACGCTGACCTCGGCCGATATATCCAAAAGGCTGTCCGATATGGCGGCAGCCGTGGCAATGAATAGCCAGAGCAAAAATATCTACAACGGCGCCGACCTGGCAATGCGCTTGACGAAGATGATGGAGAGAAGGCACAGCAACAAGGGGAAGATGGAAGGCGTGATGACCGGCTACTACTGCCTGGATCAGATCTTGAGAGGGTTGAGGCCTAAACGTATGACGGTCATTGCGGCGGCCACCGGATTCGGTAAGAGTACCTTAGCCCTCAACCTCCTTGCCAATATCACCAGTGCCGGACATAAAGCTCTTTTTATCTCCAACGAGAATGACGTTGATGACAATCTGGACCGGCTGCATGGGATCAGGTCAGGGCTGAAGTTGAAGGACATCGAAGAGGCCAAGGAAGATATCTGGGGGCCAACGGCAGCATTTTCGTCGGAGCTTTTCACCTCGGGGTTGTTCATGTCCGACAACTCCCCCCGGACGATTGACGAGGTGGTAGGGACGATTAACCGTTACGTGGTCCAGTATGGCGTCGAGGTTGTCTTTGTCGATTACATCGGGGAAATTTCTGTTGATGCCGAAACGAGGGAGGTTGAAGAGGCAAGGTTGGCAAGGTTCGCACAACGGCTAGTGGATTGCTCTAAAGCGATGGGTATCCACATTATCGTCATGGCGCAACTCAATCGGCAAGGTAACAGCAAAGGTAGGCCGACCAAATCGGAGCTGGCAAGCTGCTTCAAGATCGTCATGAAGGCCCATTCCCTGCTGATCTTCTGGCAGGATGAACACAAGAGGGACGTGCTGACCATCGACAAGAACCGGCAGGGACCGCCAAACGTGGACCTGTTGACGAACTATGACCGGGCCACGCAGAAGATCGAAGTGCGGGAATACTTACGGGAATTGCCGAAGCTGGAAGAGGAAAAGAAGCAATGGCGGAAGTAACTAGGGGAAGCTTCGCCGCAGTTCCAGCGGAGTTATCAGATGGAGAGGGAGCGGAAGGGTTTGGTGTAGGTTTAACGGTTTGGAGTTCTGGCCGGCGGGACAGGAACGACTTGTTATAGTGCAAAAGGGGAGTGACATGAAATTCGATGCTGATAGGGAAGGAACGGGTACAGCAGAGTGGGCCGAAGTGACAGAGAACATCTGTCGCGGCTGTGCGAATAACTGCCTGTACTGCTATGCCGCCCACAATGCCAACCGCTTCAACCTGCGGAAACGTGACGATTGGGCAAGAGAAGAACTGACGAAGCGTTCTCTGATTAAGTCCTACCCTGCCAAGAACGGCATTGTCATGTTCCCGAGCAGTCACGACATCACGCCTTTCAACCTGGAGTCGTGCATCAGGGTGCTGACGCTCATGCTGAAAAAGGGCAATCAAGTCCTGATCGTTACCAAGCCCCGCGCAAGTTGCATTGAGGCGTTACTGAATGACCTCGCACCATGGAAGGACCAGATTCTTTTCAGGTTCACTATTGGCAGTATGAACGATGCAACGTGCTTCTTCTGGGAACCGGGGGCGCCTTCCCCTTTCGAGCGGTTGGGCTGCTTGAGGGATGCTTTTGAAGCTGGGTTTAAGACCTCCGTTTCCATCGAGCCGATGCTTGCCGGTGTGGATTCAACGCTTCATGTGGTTGACCATGTTCAAGACTACGTGACGGACACCATCTGGATCGGGAAGATGAACAAGACGAACCTGCGAGTTGACAAGGCATTCCGTGCCGAGGTTGCCAATATCGAAAAGTTACAGGCAGATGACGAGATCATGAGGTTGCATCGCTACCTTGATGCTCACCCTCTGGTCCGCTGGAAGGACAGCATCAAGGAAGTCTTAGCCAGAGCACTATAACGATTCGCATGTGAGGCGCGGAAATTCCCGCCCACTTGCTACAACATTTACCAGCTCAGTCGCCTCGACATGCTGGTTAAACCCTGGGAGGGGATGATGGAGATCCAGAGATACAGAACCAGGATAGATGCCGTAAGCGGAGAGGCTACGGTTTACCCTGACGATCAAGGCAATTTGGTCGGATATGGGACACACATCGCCGAGGTGGAGCGGCTGGCGGCCGAGAATGTCCGGCTGAGGGGGGCGCTGACACGTATCCGTGATGGAGAGTACGAATTCGTGAAATATCACGCTAGGCAATTAGCTAGCAAGGCACTGGCAGAGGCGGTGCGGCCATGAGCGTGGAGATCGAGAAGGTCGTGGGAGTAGTGGTCTCTGCCAAGGATTTTGTCCACGGGCTCAAGCCGTGGGATGTTGCCGAATTCGCTAACGCTGTGGCAGAACGCTTTGACCAAGAATATGGTACTCGTGCCGATATTGCTGATTCGTTTGCTGACGCTTTGAGCGAGCAGGCAGTAAGATTTCTGGCTGAAGTTGTTACTAGCTACCACGGGCGGAACCCGCGCTAGAGTCGGTTTAACGGAACCAAGCTCTGCGGAGCAGCAGCGCCGGGTTAGGCGCAAGGAGGAGTAGATGGATATGAAGGCGTGGGAACCGATTGATGAACTCCAGGTTCAAGCCCTGGCCAGCGACTGCAACTACTTGAAGCCGGTGGAGGATCTTGAACCCGGCGAAAGTCAGCGGTACGGGTGCACCGTTATCGGGTTCTGTCTGGACGATCCCGAAGGGTGCCGCAGCATCATGGATATCACG